TCGTCACGCTCACAGCTAAAGCCTACACCTGTCCCACAAAGTAGGATGTACATGCATTCATCGAAGGCACGCGGGTGGTCTATGCTGAGGTAGGCACAGTTGTATCCAGCTACGTGGTCACGGTCTAGCGCAGGGCCAGCTGTCATCAACGCACGCATACTAGGTACTACGTCTAGGTCTACGATCTTCTTGCGTAGTGTGTTAGCCTGCATGTTGCTCAGCAAGCCTTTGTCTTTCCAGTAGTTAGTATAGCGGGAGCACGTCTCTTCCCACGTCTCACGCCTGCCCGCGTACTCGATCCACCGAGCGTAGCGGGACATGGCAATGAAGTTCTGATAATCATTCATAGTTATTGTGTGTCCTTGTATATAGCATATAGGAATAAGGCGAACAGCAAGGCCCACCCGGTTAGTAGTCCCAGTAAGAAGTACTCAATCATTTCAGTATCTTACGGGCGAAGACGTGATCTGCCCAGTGGCTCAGCTCACAGTGGTTCGGCTGGAAGAAGAACAACGTATCAATGAAAGCTACCGCTGTGTACCTGCCCTCCCTATGGCACCGACCACTAAGAGTCTCGTTAGGATCGCCGAAGAACACTACAGCATTGAGCAGCTGCGAGAGTGCAGCCGCTACATTGAAGAAGTAGGTCATCGCTCTAGCTCCTCGGGGTGGTTCTCCAGCATGTCCAGCATCTGTAGTATGTTACACATGGCATGGCCTAGGTGGTTACGTCCTGACTCTGGGTCGTTGTCTTCTCCTGATTGCCACGCAGCTAGGTGCCGCTGTAGACAGGCGAAGCTAACGCTCCAGTGTGTAGGTCTGCGCCAGTTGTCACGCTCGTACTTACTAGCTCCGTACTCCAGCACCTTAGCAGCCTCTTGCATAGCAGCAATCGGGATCAGTGAGTAGTCGGGCTTGCCTGAGTTGTAGCGTAGGCTACGCTCACCCTGCGGCCTGATAGCTGCCGCTGCGAACTTGTACTCAGGCGTCTGGTCTAGTGGTAGGTTGCGGTCTGATTTAGTGCCAACCTTTGAAGCAGCATTCCACTCCTCGGCTGTCGCGTCGTCTAAAGACTTGCGCGTTGGTTTCATGAAGTTCTCCATTCGTTTGTAGTGTGCTTCCCACTCGTCCTCAGTGTATTGATGGGTCATCGTCTTCTTCCTCCCCATGTACCTCAGCGTAGTCTGCATTCACCATAGCAGTAACTAAGTCCCACTTAGCGAAGTCGAGGATAGTAGCCATGCGATCCATCTCTGCGTTGCTGTACTGTATGGTAGGGACGCCCTTCATCTGGACAACAACAACCACCTCAGCATCTACACCGCTCTCGTCCTCCATAGTAGTCATGAAGTCAGAGGCAGCCTGTAGTATGTCAGAAGCTGACGCACTCTCTGGTTCCTGCTTGCCGAATTTACCTTCGATTACTTTTAGTTCGTCGTCACTCATACCTCATCCCTCTCCTCACACCACTCCACGATGTAGTCCTCTAGCGCCTCAACCAGCTCAGCTGATGTGATGCCTAGGGTGTCTACGATCTGGTCAGGGTCTAGTTCTTTCAGTTGATTCATTGCTTCTAGGAAGTCCATTAGATTCTCCGCACCTTCTTGCCAAGGTTCATGTATTCAATGTGTGGTTCGCCGTCGATGACTACACCACAGGCAATGATAGGCTTGTTAGCGAAGTGCTTACCGTAGGCAAATGCCATGTGCTTCTGGTCTACACCACAGCCTACACCCATGCCCCACACTAGCTCCTGATCCGTAGCAGTAGCTGAGATGCCAGCGTTACTGTGGTTATGTCCACTCACAGCACAGCGCATACGCTTCTCAGCATCCTTACGGATACCATTCACACCCCCGGCAGTCTCGCCGTGGTGATACAGTACATCATCTATCTCTATAGAGTCAGCTACTGTCCAGCCCTCGGGCATACCGAAGAGATCCTCAATAGGACGCATGAAGATGTTAGGCTCCATGCCCATAGCTCTCAGCTGGCGTGCGGGAATGCGGTCGTGGTTCCCTTGGATGAGCGTGGCTTCGGGGAAGGCTGCGTACCAATCCTTCGCTCGTTCGAACGCCGACTCATACTCACCAACAACGTTGTGCAGCATAGGCTCACTATCGTGAAAGCTAAGGGAATGATTATCAAACATGTCACCAATGTGTACAATAGTGTCCACATCCCATGCTTCAAAAGTCTCAATGCAGAAGTCAAGGTATCCCTCCAGTTCATAAGGTAAGTGCGTGTCACCAATTACCCCTACTCGGCTCATAGTCCTGTCCCCGCTTTGAGGTAAGCACCTAATGCGAGTACACCGAACACGGTCATACCCATGAGGCAGATAAAGATTGCTTCGTAGTCTGGTTGTTTCATAGTAAGGCCATCCCAAATAAGATTAACGCAGAGACAGCAGCCACTGCTAGTATGATTGTGGATTGTAACTTATCGGCTGAACTATCCCGGAAGGATTCAGGCACACTGGATGCCTCTATCTCCTTAGCCCACTCCTCTAGGAATGTCTCGTCTCGGTAGCTGAGTCCTAGCTCCTGCCGCTTAGTGCATACAGATCCGTGAGGTCTACCTAGTCTGTTTGCCTGTTCTTGTATACTCAGGCCCATGATGTGAAAGGTAGTCAGCTTATCTATTTCGTGTATCTCCCATGCGCGTCCGTTCATCGTCTCTTTCTCCGCTTACGTGGTTTATCGTGTGTTGGATGGATGGGATTGTCCGTGTAGTCCTCTTGCCAGTACCCTAGTAGGTTACTGACGAACTCAACCGGGTCGTCTCCCTTGCTTCGCTGCCCAGCCCAGTGAAGTATCTTACCTTCAGCACTGTTGCAGCTCCTGTGTAGTACCTGCCGTACATGACCCGTCACATGGCAGTGGTCTAAGGCTGCATCCTCAGGCAGCAGCTCTAGCTCACACAGAGGACACAGATAGTTCTGATCCTCTAACAGTCGTAGTCGGTACGGCTTTAGTTCTCTAGTCTTTAGGGTGTCCACATCTGACCCTCTTCTCTACGCATCCACAATGCCTGCCCTATGTTAAGCAGCCACCTCTCTACTGTCTCTTGCCTGTCATCAGGACACATACCTACCTCGTCGTACCCGTCACAGTAGACAGTGTACACGTAGTCGTACATCTCCTTGGTGTCAGTCATCTCTTGTAGTGGTTGCTTCACCTTAGGCATGGCTTTCTTACCGACCATCTTGAACAGGCCGGGGATACCATCAGTGGCATCGCCTGTCAGCATCTGTGTGTAGAAGAACTGATTAGCCTCAACCTCAGAGACGTAGTACATCTCGTCCCTAACCCAGTTGTAGTGCCAGCCGGGGCATCCGTCTAGGTCTTTGTCTACGGTAGCGATGCCGTGTCCCTTCTGTACAGCAGCAATGGCAAGTGCGTCGTCCGCCTCTTGTCCATCCTGCACCTCAGCTTGGAACTCAGTAATCATGTAGCTACGTATCTCTTTGTAGAACGTAGGCTTGCCTGCGTCCTTACGGTTAGCCTTGTAGTCAAAGCAGTCAGCTGTTACAGCGTGCCTGAAGTTGTTCTTACCTGTCAGGTAGATCGTACCTTCTTCTCCGCATGCGTTAATGATGGACTGGAGAGCGGCCTTAGTGGCCGCGAGTGTATCCTCCAGTGAGTCCTCGTTCTTGTCGGAGGCAAAGCCGACGCGGTACACCACCACGTCGCCATCGATGCCCCACTGTTTAGGCTTGTCCATTAGAGGACAGCAGCAGAGTCGTATTCCTCGTCCGCATCTTCGCTCTCGTAGGTAACAAGATCAATGATGTCAATGAATGCAGCCCGTGGGTTGTCACTCTTGTCAGCAATGATACGTACCACAGCCTCTGAACCGTAGCCTATGCGGTTAGCGATAGGATCTAGTACCTTAGCCATCTCCTTACCTGCGTCGTCCTTACCGCTGACGATGGCATCCTTACCGTCGATCTTCACCTTGATAGGGTAGCTAGAAGAGAAGCCTGTGTACTTACCAGCCTCGGGGTATGCCTCGTTGAACTTAATACGCTTGTAGCCCAGCCCCGCGTCCTCACCGAACCGCTCCTCGATAGCGTCAACCGCTGCATCGCTGAGGTTAGTGAGACGGAACTTGTACATCGGCTTACCCTTACCGTTGAAGTCATCAGCCTCCAGCAAGTGCATGAAGGAAAGCTTGCCGCGTACTGTTACTGAATCAGATTTAATACTCATAAATTATATCCCTTAGTGTGTGTCGGCCCATGTCAGGCCAGAGTTAGTATCGCCAGCAAGAGGACAGCGCATGTTGAGATCAACACCTGCCTGCTTGATAGCGTTGCGGAAGACGACGCCGACCCGATCAGCGTAGTTCTCCGGTACTTCTATCTGGAACTCATCGTGTACCTGCGCCACCAGTCGGTAGGGTAGGTTCATGCTATCCAGTTTCTTGCTTGCAATAACTAGTGCGTACTTCATTACGATAGCACCAGCGGATTGCAGTAGGGTGTTAAGAGCCGCGTGCTGTGACCGGACATGTATCTTCCTGCCATCTAGGCCGGGGAGTACGCCGTCTTTAGCTGCCATCTCTTGCACCTTGTCGATCAGCTTAGCCAGTGCTGGTGTCGAGGATAGGAATGCTTTCTTAAGCTGTCCCCCCTTGCGCTCACCACCGCCTGCTATCTGTCCGATCTTCTCATTGCCTGCCCCATAGAGGAAAGCATAGATGAATGTCTTAGCTTGGTCGCGTGTTGCCAACCCTGCTGCCTTCTGGTTGTACGTGTGTATGTCTCCGTTCAGTATCAGGTCTGTGTACTTCTCGTCCCTCATGTAGTGGGCTAGCATCCTTAGCTCCAAGCCACTGGCATCTACGCCGACTAGCTTGTAACCGTCTGGTACTGTGAAGCATTCGCGGTACTCCTTATCGCTGGGTATCTGTGCGAGGTTAGGTTTGCTGTGGGTCATACGGTTGGTGATAGCACCGCATGTGTTAACACGTCCGTGTATCCTGCCATCGTCACCTACTGCGTCAATCCATGAGCGCAGCATGCCAAGCCTCTTGCTTAGCGTTAGGTACTCTAAGACCAGACCAGCCTCAGGGATGTGGCTGAGTTCCGCAAGGGTTGTCTCGTCCACCTTCGGCTTACCTGTCTCTGTGCGAGTCTTCCAAACTGCACCCTTCCCTTCAAGTCTAGCTGCAACCTGCTGTCTGCTGCCGGGGTTGAACACTGTGACCTTATCTTTAAGCGGCTTCCCAGTTTTCTCAGAGATGCGCTGCTCCACAATGGGCGGAAATACCTCTTGTAATTCATGCTCAATCTCCTGCATACGTTGTTCGTGGTTGTTGTACATGTCGCACCCACGTGGGAAGTCGAACATGAATCCATTCTCTTCCTGCTGTGTGGTGAGCCTGCGTACCTCCTGCTCATTCTCTAGGCTGGCATCGCTGAAGCCTAGTCGCTTGTGTTTAGATTCAAGGTAGTTATACACCGACCACGTAGCTCGGCAGTCTTGGATGCAGTAGTCTGACATTCGCTCAGTGAGTCCGTGGTCGAACTCGGCTGGGTCGAAGTCGTCCTTGAGCTGCTCTCCCGCAAGAGATGCGATGTTCTTGAGCGAGTGACCCCCATCCAGAGAAGGCTCCAGCAGCCTACTCCAAACGCAAGTATCAACAACGCTACGATTCCAGACAAAACCCCACACCTCCTTCAGTCTCGGCAGATCGAACCCGATTCCGTTGTGCATTATGATAGTGTCTACGCCAGCCAAAGCGTCCATCAGTTGATCGGGTGTCGTCGCTAGTACGTGGTCGCCACTCTCGAACACCACTCCCGCACACCAGATGTGATTCCATGCTAGGTTTGTTTCTATGTCCACTACTGCCATTCTCTTCCGCTTGTACATAAGCGTACTCCTCATTCAATTTAGTTTGTTGCTCTAATACGTAGGCTCCCATCTTGCTCACAGTATTACCTCCTCCTCCTCTGGTGGTGTGAACTCACTCAGTCTACCGGTATTTCCATTGTACAATAGATGCCCTGCTGGGCCAGTAATGCCGGAAAACCTGTTCTTAAGGACTCGCAGGTGAGTCGTGTTTCGCTCAGTTGGATCTTCTGCCTGCCCGTTTCTCTCCAAGCCAAGCACGAAGTCAGACAGCTGAGCAATAGAAGCACTACCCCTAAGCTGCGCCACACTGGTTGCCGCCCCTTCTTCATGTCCCTTCCCCTCTGGTCGTTTCAAGTGTGACACCGCGAACAACGTGATGCCTGTGTCCTGCGTTAGACTGCGTAGCTTAGTCATGATCTCATCTAATGCCTTGCGCTCGTCGCCATGCTGGCCGCCCGATACGAGGATGCTGATGTGATCTAGTATGATTATCTTGCAGTCCAATGCCTTAGCCATGTACCTGACACGGGCCACGACCTGATCCACTGTCGCTCCTGTATCGAACGATGCGTCCATGATCATTAGCCTGTCATCTCCGAACACACGCTCGAAGCTGTCCTTGTACTCCTGTGATCCACGTTGTACCGATGAGGTAGGTAAGTGTACAGGGGTGCTTAGATCAACGCCCATGAACCCCTCAGCCGTACGCTCAACGCTCTCCTCCATGAATAGACAACCGATCTTGTGTTCGGTAGTGTTCTTAACGTGCATGACTAGCTCACGCAGGATAGACGACTTACCTAGACCTGATCCCGCACACACGGTGACTAGTTCAGTGGGTCGGAAGCCGTACGTTATCTTGTTCAGTGCCTCCCAAGGGTAGTCACCCATAGCAGCCGGGCGCTCAGTGTTCAGCCTCTCCCATAGATCCTCCTTGCTGATGATGCCCTCGGGTACGTAGGCAGCAGCAGAAAAGAAAGCCCTAGTGAACTCCTCAGTCTTACCCTTCTTGAGGTAGTCGCACGCGTCCTTACCTACCGATGCGTCAAGCTTCATGATGCGTAGCTTACCAGCGAACACGTCAGCTATCTTAGCTATCGCCTCCTGTCCTGCGTTGTCTGCGTCTGGGCAGAATACAATCTCCT